ACCTCAGCATCATGGAGCAGGTCGACGTGGCCACCACCCTGGCATACGGCACCCTGAAGGAAATCGCACAATACGTCCCCGACATCACCTATGCCTCGGTCGGGTCTAACCATTGCCAGTTCCGCATGAACGGCAAAACCATCGGCAAACCGACAGATGACTGGGGTGTGTTCATCGGGAGGCAGATAGCCCGCCTATCCGAGGAGGCCGGGCACGGTTGGAAGTTCATCGAACCTCAACCACACGACGAGTCACTCGCCCTTGACGTATTCGGTGACGGGTTCCACATTCTTGGCATGATGCACGGGCACCAAGCGTCACGCCCTGAAGGTGTCGCGGATTGGTGGCGGAAGCAATCGTTCGGACGTCAACCTGTCGCTGACGCTTCCCTGCTCATTCACGGCCACTTCCATCACCTCCGGGTCACAGAGTTAGGGTCAACCCGTCGGGGAACGTCACGGTTCATTGTCATGGCACCCACGATGGATAACGGTTCGGGGTGGTTCAAAATGAAATCGGGTGAAGACTCAGTCCCAGGACTCGCCACACTCATCCTTGAGAAGGGCATCGACTACACAGGAACGGTCCACAAGCTATGACCGAACACACATGGGGACTCGCAGACGACATCCACGTCGAAGCGTGGAAATACCACAAAGAAGTCGACGACCTCGCCGAATATAACGCCGTCCTATGGTTCACCCGTGAACTACTCGAAGACCCCGACAACCTCACAGAGGAAGAAATCTTCGAACTCGAAACCCTCATCGACACAGCCATCACCGCCCAAACCATTATCAAGAAATACCTCGGACCCAACTACGTCCAGGAACACATCGACAACCTAGGAGACACCGATGAATAACGAACAAGTCCTCACCCTCGTCAACGAATACCGGGAACAACTACGAACAGCCGAAGACCGGGATGCTATCCGTGTAAAGCAAGAATGGTACCGGGGGGAAGCCGCCCCCTTATTCACACAAAAAACAGAAAACAAATGACCCCCACCCCAGGGTTCCAACGCCCCTGCCTCACCTGTGGCACCCTGGCACGCGCGTCCTACTGCGACACACACAAACCAAAACCAAAACGGGACCACACAGGCACCAAACGAAAAACCCACAAGACCCACCTATACGGAGGCACCTACGCGAAGCGAGCAAAACACGTTCGCATCACAGCGCAACAATGTCACCTGTGTGGGGGGGGAGGGAGAGGACCCACCGACCCGTGGGAAGCAGACCACATCAACCCCGAACAAGGTTCAGCGTCACAATTACTCCCAGCCCACAGAAGTTGCAACCGCAAACGCGGAAACAAACCCATCACCAAACCCACACACCCCCAACCACCCCAACCACCCCCCACCACCGGCCAAATATAGGGACGGGTTCGAACCTCAAAAGGCTTTTACGTCTACCCCGTCAGCCCCATCGCTCCGCATAGTGTCGCGAAATTGACCATTTTCCCAGGGCAACCGCTAACCTTATACCGGAGGAACTCATGAGTCAAAGAGGTCGACCACCTAAGCCGGTGGAGCAGAAGCGTTTGTTGGGGAACCCTGGCCGTCGCCCGTTGCCTGACGTGGCGGAGGTTGCTGTCATTGCGGGTGCTAGTTCTGTGCCGGAGCCTGCGAGGTCTTTGGGGTCGGATGGGTTTGTGATGTGGCATCGGGTGTGGTCTGCGGGTATTCCTTGGTTGTCGCCTCATACGGATGTGGAGTTGTTGTTGATATTGTGTGAGTCTGTGGATGAGCGGACCGCGTTGTTGGAGCGGGTGTTGTCGTCGGGTGATAATTCTGACCGGCGGGCGTTGCGTGCTTTGAACTCTGAGATTTCGTCGGCGTTGTCTTTGCTTGGGTTTACTCCGACGGACCGGACACGTCTTGGTTTGGCTGAGGTGAAGCGGGAGTCCCGTTTGGAGGAGTTGCAACGCCGACGTGATTCCCGTTGATTACGGTTGTGTCTGGTCCACCGTGTGCCGGTAAATCAACGTATGTTGAGGGTTTGGCTGAGCCTGGGGACATTGTTGTGGACATGGATTTGTTGGCTTCAGCTTTGACGGTGTCTGACGACTTGCATGTTTATTCGAACGAGGTGCGGTCGGTTGCCCGGCAGGTGAGGCGGACGGCGGTGTCGGCTGCGTTGGGTGTGGCTGCGTCGGGTGTTCGGGTGAATGTTTGGATTGTTCACACGTCCCCGTCACCTGATGCTTTGAGGCGTTACCGTGTGGCGGGCGCTAGGGTGAAGATGTTAGACCCTGGCAGGGATGAGTGTTTGGCAAGGTTGGCTGAGCGTCCCGCTAGTGAACACCGGAGGACGAAGGGGGTCATTGATGACTGGTATTCCCGGCGTTGAGCCTTGGCCTCCACGATGGTTGACGTCTGTCCCGGAGGAAGCAATTTTGGGTGGCGATGGTGGTGACGTTATTGATTTCGCGCAAATGTTTGGAATCATCACAAAGGATTCTGTGGCGGGCCGGTCGGGTGAGCCGATGGTGTTGCGGGATTGGCAGAAGGAATTGTTGTTGCATATTTTCGCTGGGGAGAAGGAAAAGTTCCGGCACTCTGTTTCCCTGATAGGTGTTCCGAGGAAGAACGGGAAGTCCGCCCTGGGGTCCGTGTTGTGCCTGTTTAGTTTATTGAACGGGGTCCGCGGTGGGGAAGTGTATTCGGTCGCTGCGGAAAAGGAACAGGCCCGCATTGTTTTCGCTGACGCGAAGCGCATCATCGAGGCTGCACCGGAACTGTCCGAGGTGGTGAAGTTGTATCGGGACGCTGTGGAGTACCCGGAGCGCGGTTCTGTGTACCGTGTCCTATCGGCGGAGGCTTATTCCAAAGAGGGTTTGAACCCGTCGTTCGTGTTATTCGATGAGTTGCACGCGCAACCAAGCCGGGACCTTTTCGACGTCATGTCTTTGGCACAGGGCGCTAGAGGGTCACTTGCGACGATGGTTGCCATCACCACGGCAGGCGTCAAGACTGACTCTAAGGGTCAAGACTCCATCGCTTACTCTCTCTATAACTACGGGCGGGAGCAGATTCGCCTGGAGGAAGGTGGGGAGGAAACCGACGACACGTTCTTCATGGCTTGGTGGGAGGACGACGGCGACCACCGCAAACCGGAAACGTGGGCACGCGCGAACCCCGGATTCGGTGACCTAAACTCCGTCGAGGACTTTGAGTCTGCTGTCCGGCGCACACCTGAACCCGCGTTCCGAACTAAGCGAATCAACCAATGGGTGTCATCGGCGTTGTCATGGTTGCCGACCGGGTCGTGGGAAGCGCTTGCAGGGGACGCAACTATCACCGCGGATGACGAAATCATTCTGGGGTTTGACGGTTCGTTCTCCGGCGACTGCACGGTCATCGTCGCTGCAACTATCCCCAAGGATGACGAACCTGTCCGTGTGCAACTTGTGAAGGTGTGGGAGAAGAACCCGGACGAGGATGGCGACGATTGGAGGGTTGACATTGCCGACGTGGAAAACACCATCATCGACTTCTGTCAACGTCACCCGAAGGTTCGTGAAGTTGCGTGTGACCCTTTCCGATGGCAACGGTCCATGATGGTGCTGGAAGAAAAGGGTTTGCCCATTGTGGAATACCCTTCAACGTCCCCTAGGCGTATGGTGGCCGCCTGCGCTGGGTTCTATGACATGGTCATGGATAAGCAACTCACACACTCTGGGGACCCTGTGCTGGCTCGCCACTTGCAGAACGCTATCGTGAAGAATGACAACATCGGTCCCCGAATTGTAAAAGAATCAAGGAACAGTCCGCGCAAAATTGACGCGGCCGTGGCCCTCGTGATAGCCGTGGACCGCGCCACCGTGGGTAGAATAGAAGAAGTCGTCCCACAGTTTTTCGGATAGGACAGGTCTGTGATTTCTTCATCTTTGCAAGTTGCCGGGGCTGTGGCAATAACACTTGGCGCAATTTTGGTTTCCGTGCCAATCGGAATCATTGTCGGCGGCGTCTTCCTTGTCCTCATTGGTTTGGCGTTAGGTCGATAAATGGTTTTCAATAAGTTCTTCGAACAACGTGGCGTGAGCTACCAGTCCGTCTTCGCTTCCGGCGACGACATCTCATTCGGAACATATTCCGGAACGAACATCAACTCAGACACCGTCTACACTGTCAACGCTGTGTTCTCTGCCGTGAACCTTATTTCGACAACCTTGGCGACTCTCCCGTTGGATGTTTTCATCCGCGATGATGGCACACGGAAACCTTTCCGCCCGAAACCTGAATGGGTGAACCGTCCCGACGTGGACCTCACTCGTGAAGCTTTCTATTCTGGTGTGTTCTCGTCTATGCTCCTGGAGGGCAACGCATTCATTCGTGTGTACGCGAATACCCGAAACGAAATTGTAAACCTTGTCGTGTTGAACCCGAAGACGGTGACGGTGAAGCGAAACGGTTTGGGGCGTCTTCAGTTCACGATTGAGGGCGAAGACGAGGTCCTAAGCTCAGACGACATTGTTTTCATTCCCGACTTGGTGAAGCCTGGCAATGTGCGCGGTGTTGCTCGAACAGATGTTCTAAAGGAATCGTTTGGCCTCGCCTTAGCTTTGGAACGATATAGCCAAACGTTCTTTGGCAGCGGAACAACCTTGCAGGGTGTCATTGAGTACCCAGGCGCGCTTACGAGTGACCAGGCCTCAGATTTGAGAAATGGCTTTGATTCGGCTCACGGCGGTTGGAAGAAGGCTCACCGGACGGGTGTTCTCACAGGGGGCGCATCTTTCAAAACGACTCAGGTGGACCCTGAGAAGTCTCAAGCGATTGAGGCCCGCAGGATGGCCGTGGAGGACGTTGCGAGGGCTTTCAACGTGCCACCGCACCTGCTAGGTCTACCCGGCACTAACAGCTTTGCAAGCGTAGAAATGAACAACCTCGCCTGGGTCACTCACAATCTCCGTCCACTCGCAACTAAGGTCGAGTCGGCGATGTCTATTTTGATGGACCGTTACCGTGGCGGGTCCGACGCTTTCCTACGCTTCAATCTCCAAGGGTTGCTTCGCGCTGACTTGCAAACGCGGACCTCGTCTTATTCGACAATGTTGCAGTCTGGAGCAATGTCTATCAATGAGGTTCGCGCGTTGGAGGACATGCCACCTATCGCGTCCGACGCGGCGTCACAACCTCGTGTCCCGTTGGCGAACGTCAACATCGAAGACTCGTATGTGAAGGCACAGATGGAACGGGTGAAGATGGTCCAGGCGCTCGTCTATTCCGGGTTCACACCGGAGCAGGTGTTGCAGGTTATCGGAATGGATAACATCGACCACACCGGGTTGCCTTCGGTCCAGTTGCAGGGTGTGGCGCAGGTTGACCCTGAGAACCCTGATTCGGTGTATAAGGATGAGGTGCAGTGATGCCAACTTTGAATACTCACTTTACTGTGGCAGAAGAACAAACCTCAGCCTCATATTCTCTAGTAAATCGCGCGGAACCCGATGAGCTTTCGGTGGGTGACTTTGTGGAGTGGGACAGTTCCGGTGGTATGGCA